CGTCACTCGAGGAAGCTGACGCTCGGGCGAAACAAGCCGTCCGTTACCTCGACGAGACCAGGGAGCTGATAGGGGCGATCGAATCGTATCTGACGACCCCTTCGAAACACACGGCGCTACACGTGCTCCTCGAGCTCGGAGACGTCTGGTACTTCTCGGGTGTGGCCCCGTCCCATGCCGCCCGTGCCGTCGAGCTAGTCTCGACCGTACTCGGCGTCCACAAGGATCGTCTCAGAGAGGCGATCGCCGCCGTCCACGTCCTCAAAGGCGTGTCACATAACATTGATTTTCGGAGGCACTGAGGCATGGGCTCGATCAACGTCGCGATAACGGTCTCGGCCCTGACCAAAATCATTCCTCATCCAGAAGACGCCGAGTGCACCACGCATACGGTCTTCGATGGCGAGCTGCGATGGAGGCTCGAGGCAGGCGGTCACATGCTGTTCGCTTACTCATGCGACAAATTCGTAGTACATGGCGAGATCGCGGAGGTCGTCGAGACCTTCGACTTGTACGGCGAGGACGTGGACAGGTTCATGATAACGCTCCGGTCCATAGACGAACAATGTCTGAGGACGACGTGTCGATCCAACATGTCCATCTTGGCTCCGCGGAGCTCTACACCCTGTGGGGCACGTCCACCCTCGGAAAGGAGAAGTCGAAGTGAGCTCGCCTCATCTACCCAACCGGCTGGCCACAACCGCCCTCGTCGCCGAACTCACAATTAGGGAGAGTGAGGAAGGCGTGGCTCTGGCCCACATGTTCCTGGAGCTGATTGAAGGCATCACCAGAGATGGGCTAGACACCCACCGCCTGGCAACCCAGGAACTCCGGGACTACGTCGGCTCACTCAGCCCCGCCGTGCTCAGGCGGCATGTGAAGACCATCTACGCACTCGAGGCTCTAACCGCTGTCTATCGCGCGGCAGACGCCTCGTTCATCATCAAGCAAGCCAAACAGACTGCGTAAGCAGCAGGGGAGTTATGAAGGATCACCGCTATGACTACACGCAATACGCTCGAAGACTTGAAGTTCGCGGAGATGTATGTTGAGTTCATCGCTCGCAGTCACTCCGACCCGGTTGTCAGGGCGAGGGGTCAGCTCATGCTGGCCCTCATCGCTCTGTTGGACCAGCGTAGGCCGATGTGGCGAGCCGACCTGCTGAACAGGCTCGGCTCAGCCAACGTGGCCCGGACCATAGAGGAGCTGCTCCCTCTGCCCACCTCGGCGGATGATGAGCTGTTCGTCACCTTCCTGGACAAGCTGCTGAAGAAAGGGGAGCCAGAATGAACCTTCCACCCACACATCAGGCGAT